CACATGGATGTATCTTGGTGTGAATGTACTATTTCATGCCTTACTGTTAGGCGGAGTGTGTATTACTGTTGGTATGTTTGAAACTGCCAAAAGACGCCCTGATATGTTTAGGGCAAATGGACGTGGTCCAGGTGGTGAACATGAGTGAAGATCCGTATCATAATAAAGGTGTTGGACTAGCATTTCTTATTATAGCATTTACTATGATAGGTATTCCTATTATTATAGGTGTTAGTATGGGTTGGTTCAACTTGTTTGGTATTTTAGGACTATAAATCAAAAGGATTAAAAATGAAAGAACAACTAGTTAAAGCAGCTCAGATGCATGCAGCAGGTGAGCTAGAACGTGCCAAAACTAACATTATGGTTTATATGAACCAGTCTGTTGGTATTGGTGAGCATAGCGATATTGTAGAAGCTATTCAAGAAGAACTTGATAAGATGGCTGCTGCAGAAGATCGAATGGATATGCTACACAAATATTTTACATAAAAGCTAAATTAACTGTGTACATTCTCTTTTTTATGTGGTATAATGTTTACATAATATCATAAGGAGAGAGAAAATGGGTATTAAAATAAATAAAAATCGTGTATCAGATTCTTACATCGGAACATTTGACTATAAAAATAGTGATGATATGTTTCAACTTGATGATCTGCGTACAATGGTTAAACACATGAACCGCGACCTTCGCGATGCAGGCATGGATTATCAATTCTATGTTAAGTGTCAGGGTCGCGGACATCGTCAAGGCGTTCGCCGCTATAATCAGTCACTGCCTCTTCCCCTGGCAGAAAAGGTAGATGCATACATTTACCGTCGGTGATTAGTATGAACTATATCGAAATTACTGGTGGCACAAAGTCCCAACGAGCGATCGCTGATAAAGTAGTCTCGTGGTATCTCAAAAGAGTATTACCACGAGTACGTACACTTGACATTACAGTCCGTCTTACAAATTGTTTAAAGAATGAGGGTGCTTATGGCTATTGCCTTGAGCTCGATTCTCATAAAGAGTTTGATATAGAAATTGATAAAACATTACGTTTATTTGATTTTATATCAACTCTTTGTCATGAGCTGACTCATCTTAAACAGTATTATCGTAAAGAAATGGTAGCATTAGATGGTGGACGTATTCGTTGGAAGAAAAAGGTTTACAACTCAAACTTTAAATATGAGAATAAACCTTGGGAAAAAGAAGCCTTTAAAGTAGAAGCACAATTAGCTCGCGATTGTTTTACAGATATCTTATAAAGCCTTTTAGTAGGCTTTTGTTTTTGTATAAATAGTATAAACACAACACGGGAATAATATGACATGCTCACTTTTAAAGGGTTTATTTCAGAAATGTATGTAAAATTATCTGGAGAACAGTTACTCAAACCTGGAAGAGAAGGTCGAGCAGAAACTATTGTTCGTAAAATCGTCGATGGTGACCCCTTTCTTACAATGAAAGGCGATACAGTAATTCTTAAAAAAGATAAAGCCTTTGGAGAATATAGAGCAGCATTACGTGATGCCAATAAAAAGGCAATGAATGCAGTCGTATTTACTGGTGTTAACGGTAAAGAATATCAATTGGCTGACCTAGCAAAATCACCAGAATTTGGTGGTAAAGGAAAAGGTTCAGGAACTCGTGCGGAAGATGAAGCACTAGCAGATCTAAAGAAAAAACTTCAAGCAGTATTCGATAAAGAAACCGTACCATTTATTTTGGTTAAGATCGGAAAGCGAACCGAGCGTGTTGCTGCTATTGAATCTACTCCAGGTGTACCTAAGTCTGATTTTCATATGCTTGATCCAGAAGGTAAAGAAGTATTCTGGATATCCCATAAAAAAGGTAATAAGGCAAATGACTTCCAACAATATGGTGGCATGCCTGAACTAAAGAATACTAAATCGCGTGATATGTTTAAGTTCGTTGATGATGTAGTAAAAGAACTTAATGGCGCTAAACGCTTTCCTATGAAGACTGCATATGCACGTAAAGTTACAGATCCTAAAATCATACGTATGACAATGTACGGTAAAGGATTTAAAGGAAAGCCTGATGGCCGACAAAACATTGATGTTCTATACCAAGGACCAATGAATCTACAACGAAAAGGAATAAAAGACGGTATTCCTATATACACAATTACTTCAAACCATACACAATATCACAACGAATTGCCGACAGGTGATTACGAATGCTATTACTATGTTCGTCCAGAGCAAGCTAAAAACCAGTTTGGAATTCCAGGAGCTAGGTTCTTTATAGTTGCAAAAGGTACAGCAATTAAGAATAGAAATACTAAGGTAATATAATGCTTAATTTTAAGTCACATGCTCTAACAGAAGCAACGTCTTCTAAAAATACACACATGACGCATATCGAAGATCGAGTGATCTACGGTGGTGTTAGTGGTGCACGTGACGCCATACTTGCATTAAGAGCTATGCGTGATATGTTAGCAGGTAATTCAAAGAAAACTACAGATGTAACAGTTAAATGGGATGGTGCACCAGCGGTTTTTGCTGGCATTGATCCTACGGATAAAAAATTCTTTGTTGCTAAAAAAGGTATCTTTAATAAAAACCCTAAAGTATATAAATCACATGCTGAAATCGATGCCGATACATCTGGAGACTTAGCAACTAAGCTCAAGGTCGCTTTTGACGAATTAAGTAAGATAGGAATTACAGGAGTAGTTCAAGGGGATCTTATGTTCACAAAGGATGATCTCAAGACGGAGACAATTGACGGTGTTAAATATATTACTTTTCATCCCAATACTATTGTATACGCTGTGCGTGCTGATTCTATGGAAGCCAAATTCATACGTAAAGCTAAAGTTGGAATTGCTGTACATACTTCTTACAGCGGCGATACATTTGAAAATATGCGAGCCTCTTATAATGTTAAAGCTTCTTCATTTAAAAAGACGCCATCTGTGTGGCTTCAGGATGCTAACCTCAGAGATCTATCTGGAACAGCAACTCTTACACAAAAAGATACTGATGAGGTCACAAAAGCGCTCAGCGATGCTGGTAAAATCTTTAACAAGATTAAAGGAAGTGCACTCAACGACCTTTCAAAGAACTCTGAGCTTGCTGGACTTATCGAAACGTATAACAATACATTCGTTAGAGCAGGAAAGAAAATTACAAATACATCTAAACACGTGGATGGACTCATTAAATGGATCGAAGCAAGATTTCAAAAAGAAGCAGATAAAGTAAAGACACAAGTATCTAAAGATCGTAAATTCGCAAAGCGTGATGATCTACTAAAGTTCTTTTCACCTGCAAACAAAACAAATTTAAAAGCAATATTTGACTTACAAAATGCTATTGTAGTGGCGAAACTGATTATTATAAATAAACTTAATAAAGTAAATAATATTGACACATTTATTAAAACACGAGCTGGATTCCAAGTAACAGGCGTTGAAGGTTTTGTGGCGATTGATAAATTAAAAGGCGGAGCAGTTAAGTTAGTTGATCGTATGACGTTTAGCTATAACAATTTCTCTAAAGACGTTATTAAAGGCTGGGACACACCGTCTCGATCCTAATGGGAAGAAACATGGAACAAACAAATGAAGCGTTGAATACACAACAACGCATGAAACTAAAGCAAGCTATGCGCCGCAATAAGGCGAAGATTCAAATGGGTCGTAAACGATCCATGCGTAAACTAGCATCTAAAGAGGTACTTGTTAAACGTGCAGAACGTCAAGCACGTCAAGCTATGGTCAAAAAGATGCTACGTGATAAAGATAAGTCTGACTTGTCTTATGCTGCTCGTAAGGGTGTTGAAGATAGGGTTGCAAAGAAAAAACAAGCCATTAAAACATTGGCTAAAAAACTTCTTAAAACTGTTAGGCAAAAAGATAGGGCTAAGCTCCAGAAAAAGAAATCTGGGGATAAGTAATGTCATTCAAGTCATTTAGTGAGTATGTCACTGAAGCCACAAAAGAAATTACGTTTACCTTTGGAAGGTTTAATCCTCCGACTGTAGGCCATGAGAAGCTGTTAGACGCTGTAGCTAAGGTTGCACGCGGATCTAAATACATGGTATTTGCTTCTCAATCAAAAGATAATAAAAAGAATCCATTAGATTATAATACTAAAGTTAAGTATATGCGCAAGATGTTCCCACGTCATGCCCGTTCAATTCAATTAGACAAATCAGTTAAGAATGTATTTGATATTCTAGTCAAGATATACGATCAAGGTTATAACCGAGTTAATATGGTTGTTGGATCAGATCGTGTAACTGAGTTTGAAGCATTGATCGGTAGGTATAATGCTGTCAAAGGTCGTCATGGTTTCTATAATTTTGAAGGTGGAGTTAATGTAATCTCTGCTGGAGAACGTGATCCTGATGCAGAAGGCGTGTCTGGTATGTCAGCTTCTAAGATGAGAGCTGCAGCCCAAGCCAATGATTTTAGTTTATTTACTAAAGGACTACCAAAGAGTTTTAAAGATGGTAAGCAATTATTTAATGATTTGCGTACCGCTATGGGACTTAAAGAATCCCATGATTACCGTCAGCACATACAATTGCAAACAGTATCTGAAGAACGAGAAGCATATGTTCAAGGAGATTTATTTGAACTAGGCGATCTTGTTGCAATTAAAGAATCAGATGAAGTCGGAACGGTTTCTATGCTGGGATCTAACTATGTGCTGATCGAGATGGCTGACGGTAAGAAAATGCGTAAGTGGTTAACCGACATCGAAAAGCTCGATGAAGCATGTTGGGACACTCACAAACAAGTTGGAATGAAAACCAAGAATGGTAAACAAGTACCAAACTGTGTACCTAAAGAATCAGAAGATCCTGATATTGGTGATCGCAAAGGTTCTCAACCGGCTGCATATCATAAAGGACTTGCTAAGTCTACAAAATCAAAGCGTGATGCTCAATTTAAGAAGCAAGCTAAAATGGATGATGATGATCCAAATGCATATAAGCCAGCACCTGGTGATAAAGATGCAAAGACTAAGCCATCCAAACATACTAAAAAATATAAACAAATGTACGGTGAAGATATGAAATCATTTAGCGAATACAACGAAACTTTAGATGAAGATGCAACTGCTGGGTTAAAGAAGAAAGCCGAGAAATCAGGTATGCCTCTTGGAATCCTTAGGCAAGTTTATAATCGTGGTGTAGCTGCATGGAAAACCGGTCACCGTCCTGGTACAACTCCACAACAATGGGGATTTGCACGGGTTAATTCATTTGTTACAAAATCATCTGGAACATGGGGCAAAGCAGATAAAGATCTTGCTGCTAAGGTGCGATCATGAAGATGACAGAATTACAAAAGATGTATCATCGTGCACGTGGTAGATGGTCTAAAAACGCTGGTAAAGAAGAACAGCGTAAAGCTGACTTTCATACAATGCGTGAGAAGAAAGCATTTACTCCACATATGATGTATGATCCTAAAACTGGCAAAGGCTATAAGGCTGAAAAAGAAGAAGATCATCTTCGTATGAAAAAGATGGGATACGGCCATGAAAAACCAAACATGTCTGAAGGCACTGGATCTTCTGAGACATGGGAAGCTGGTTATAAGCGTCGCGTAGTAAAAACAACAAGTCCTGATCACAAAGAAAAGGGATATAATTGGAGAATTAAAGGTAAAGACCGTTCAGAGATATCTATTAAATTGTATAAATCTAAGCCAGACCAGGCTGAATTTAATAGGCAAATGAAACGTGTTGCCGGACATGAGTTTGGAGGATAAAAATGAAAACTTTTAAATTATTTTTAGAACATCCAAGCTGTGGAACTGATGAATGCTGCCAGCAATGTGAAGGCAGTATTGATGAGCGAGGTAGTGATTCAAAAGGTCATTATCGTTCTACCGAAAAGGGAGCTGGTATGACTGCAAAAGGCGTAGCCGCAGTCAATCGTAAAACCGGCGGTAACCTTAAAACAGCAGTAACAGGTAAAGTTAAACCTGGTAGTAAAGATGCAGCAAGACGAAAGTCATTCTGTGCACGAATGAGCGGAATGAAAGGGCCTATGAAAGATGAAAAAGGTAGGCCTACTCGTAAAGCTATGTCCTTAAAAAGGTGGAAATGTTAATGGCAAATAATCCTGTAAATAATCGCTTAGATCGTATTGAAGAAAAGCTGGATCAAATGAGTGAAGTACTAATATCACTTGCTCGCTTTGAAGAAAAGATGGATGCTTATAACGAGTACCGTGAGAGATCATGGGATCGTATGAATAAGTTTTCAGAAAAGCTCGATGTAATTGAAAAGAAGTGCGATGATAACGCTCGTACTGTGCATACTATAAATAAATTATTCTGGGTAGGAATAGTCGCTATTATAACAGCAATAACTGCCCAAATTTGGATGTAAACAAAAAAACAGTAGCAGCAGTTGCTTCTGCTCTAATTGAAAAACAAATAGGAGAATAGGATGGATAATCCAATCGCAGAAGCATATATCAAGATGCTTCAAGAACGAAATAAAAAAGAAGATAAGCTGGATCCAGTAGGTCAAGCCGATGATGATATCGATAATGACGGTGACGTAGATTCCTCTGATGAGTATCTGCACAAACGTCGTAAGGCTATCAAGAAGTCTATGAAAAAAGAAGAGTTTACTGAAGAAGAGCAAGCGATGATTGATGAGGCCAAAAAGCGTGGTCTTACACCTGATCAAGTACGTAAAGCTCTTGCATCAGACAAAGCTAAATCAAAAGGTAAGTCTTCAGTATCTCTACGTAAAACACCTTGGGATAAATTTAAAGAAGCTGTTGAAATCGAAACTGATGACGACAAAACTGATGTAGATGATCCAAAGGCAGCTAAAGATAAAAAGAAAAAGCCTGAGAAAAAAGACGTAGATCCTGCGGCAGCAAATGCTCCATCACAGGATGATCGCGCAGCAGCTGCAGATGCTCCTGACCCTACTCCGGTACCTGAAAGAGAACCTGCTCCTGAGAAAGAAGAGCCGGCTCCTAAAAAGGATAAAGAAAAAATCGTTGTGAAAAAGAAAAGTGAAAAGGAAGAATCAGTGAAAAAAGAATCTTTTAACTGGGATGAGATCTCTGAAATGAATGATGAGCAAGTAGATGCATTCATTGATACACTAGACGAATCTCAACTAGATGCATTTGAATTAGAAATGAACTCGTTGGCTGAAGCAGCAAA